TGTGCACGGATTATGATTATGTGTGTTTTGGTGCGTTTCTGGTAGACAAGCTTGATAGTTCTAAGTATCCGATAGTAACAAAATTTATTAGGGACGCTTCTCGTTTGAATGCACGGGTGCACGGGCTCGGATTTACTGGCTTTAAGTGGTTACCTAAATTGCATTTTTATTCAGTGGACAGTAGTTCGTGGCTGGCAGGAAATAGATATAGTCATGTTTGTAAATATAAGGATGGTAGGGTTAATATTATTAAAAAACCAGCTGGTTGTAGGATGACTAATCTGGAGGAGTTAGCGTGGCACAACTTCAAGGAATGGTTATTATTTAGTAATTATGCAGACGCATATTTATAGGAGGATAAAATGAAGAAACTCGTTATTTGTTCGGGTGGGTTAGATTCGGTTGGGATGGCCGTTATTGAAAGTCGGGAGCATGATGTGACTTTGGTTAATTTTAATTATGGTCAGAAGGGTAGTTCTGAGTTGGCTGTTTGTAGGGCAGTGGCAGGTAGACTTGGTTTGCCACTCGTAAGGTTAGATGTTTCAGGATTGTTAGATATTTTTGGTAATAATCAGCTTACTGATAGTAATTTTATGGTTGAAGGTCAATACCAGCAGAGTGTCGTGGTTCCGTTGCGTAATGCTTTGTTTTGTCAGGTGGCGATGATATATGCCACCAGTCACGGGTTTGACGAGATTGTGCTTGGCTCGCACACGGATGATATAGTTGAGGTTGACGGAGAGCGTCTGTATCCTGACTGTTCAATAGAATTTTTCAAGACCTTTGAGTTAGCTATGCAGTTTGGAAAATTTCGAAAAGACCGTGTTGTAAAAATTAATTCTGCGTCCATACAAGGAATGTCTAAAGCAGATATTATCAGGAAAACATATTCTATTGATAAAGATATTTTATTTATGACCTGGAGCTGTTATTTGTCGGGAGATAAGCAATGTGGCGTGTGCGAATCATGTCTTAATAGAAAGAAAGCGTTTGCATTGGCTGGCATAAAAGACCTGACGGAGTATGAAAGATGACCACGATTTCCAAGAAATTTTACTTTTCGGCGAGTCATGTGCTGGGTGGGCTTTCGTCACGCCATCCGTGTTCTCGGTTGCACGGGCACAATTATGTCCTGACTATTTATTTGCGTGGTATACCTGACCGTGATGGCTTTGTTTTGGATTATAGGAAACTACAGCCTATCAAGGACTTTGTGGACAATGTGCTTGACCATCGGCACTTAAACGATATATTTGATTGTAATCCTACGGTTGAAAATATAACAGAAAAGATATTTTGGATGTTTAAGGAGCAGTTTCCTGAGCTGGTGGCGGTCGGGTTGAGCGAGACGACAGGAACGGAGTGTTTATATGAACCAGAATCTTAAAGTAATAGAAATCTTTCAGTCCTTGCAGGGTGAGGGTGCCAATGTCGGGTTGAGTTGTGTGTTTATTCGTCTGGCAGGTTGTAATATGTCCTGTCCTTTTTGTGACACGATTTGGGACGGCGGGACAGAAATGTCTGTGTTGGAAATTTTAAGTCAGGTCAAGCAATTTAATGTCACTACGATTGTTTGGACGGGAGGTGAACCTACCTTACAGTTGACGGATGAGGTTCTTGGTTATTTTGCAGAATATAAAAATTGTATAGAGACCAACGGGAGCAATAAGGTTCCCGACCTTATAGATTATGTGGCGGTTAGTCCCAAGGTGCCTGCGTCGGTTGTGTGTAACAATTTTAAGTTTGTAGATGAAATCCGTTATGCGGTTAGTTTAAATGACCCTATTCCTGATTTTACCGAATTGCCACCTGCTAATAATTATTATTTAAGTCCTATATTTGATAATTTGAAATTAAACCGCAAGAATGTTAACTATTGTCTGCGGGTTATTGAGGAAAATCCAAAATGGAAACTGTCCATACAAATGCACAAGCTATTGAAAATTCGTTAAGGGATATCCTGACTTATATTGGAGATGACCCGACCCGAGAAGGACTGATAGACACTCCCCGTCGCATTATGCAGTCCTGGGAAAAACTATTTGGTGGTTATAATCAAAGTCCCGACGATGTTATGCGTGTTTTTAAGGATGGGGCGTGTAATGAGATGGTAATCTTGAAGGACATTGAGTTTTATTCAACCTGCGAACATCATTTTTTGCCCTTTTTTGGTAGGATACATATAGCTTACATTCCTGATGGCAGGGTGATTGGTGTTTCCAAGCTTGCTCGGCTGGTAGAAATCTTTTCCCGACGCCTGCAAATACAAGAACGGCTGGTCTCTCAAATAGCTGATAGCATTCAGCAAGGTCTAAATCCGCTGGGCGTGATGGTGGTTTGTGAAGCGCAACACTTTTGTATGACCTGCAGGGGTGTGGAGAAGCAAAATTCTGTTATGGTTACCAGTGCTATTAGGGGTGTATTTGAACAGAGTGAGGTGCGTAATGAAGCTCTGCGCCTGTTCGGGAGGTAAGAATGCCCAACTATAAAGAAATCAATTGGGATAAAATTCGGGCAGATTATGTGCTGGGCACTGACTATCCGTCGTTTGATGAGCTGGCTAAACGGCACGGCATATCTAAACCGCTTATTCTTGCTAAAGCTAACGATGTCAGTGACCCTATAAACAGGGGCAAGACCTGGCTCCAGCAACGGCAGGAATATATCGTTAAAAAGCAGGACATTCAGCAGGATGTGGCAATGACGGAAGCCAAGAATTTTGTGCGCAACTTCGTGCGTGTCCTGAATAATATGGGCTTGAAGGCGTTCAGAATAGTCAATCGTGAGCTGGACTACATTGACCGTGTCCAGGAAGAAGAAATAAAAGAAGGCAAACCACTGTCCATGCGCAAGCAGGTCAAGATGTCCGACATAACCAAGATTGTTGAGGTATTGCAGAAGATTGCGGGTGGCGACGGAGCTCGTGACATCTTTGTTAAGCTGGAGCTTGCGGGCAAGGTAGCCGAGCAAAAGCAGATAGGTCTGTCCGAGCTGTCCGACGAGGACTTTGATAAATTAGATAAACAAATCCAGAATGGCGGGATAGTGGACGCCGAATTTGAAGCATTAGAGAATAAGGACGATGACTGATATAGCATTCACGAAGGAAGAGTTTGAGCTGGAGAAACAGCGACGCCTGCGTCAGAAGTGTGACGAGCGACAGCTGGCTTTCTCACCGCACACGGAGCTCGGACTGTGGAAATTCTGTCAGTTTATGTGTCCCGACTTTTATACGGACGACAAACAGCCACTAATAGAGCTGACCGAGATTTTTCGGCGAGTCACGCTGGGTGAGTTGCGCAAGGTGCTGATTTCCTTCTTTCCGAGGGCGGGCAAGAGCAGGACTACCAGCATTTGGATTGCGTGGTGGCTTGGCTATGACCCCGAGGGCTCGTTTATGCGCAACTGCTATAACGATAATTTGGCTATGGACTTGTCTAAATCGGTGCTGGACATTATAAACACGGACAGGTATGCGGAGGTGTTTCCTGCCATCAAGGTTGACCCTCGTGCCTCATCTAAAATGGCGTGGCAATTAGATGGCACGACCGTCCTTACTTATTTTGGAGCAGGCTTGAAAGGCACCATAACGGGGCGTGGCTGTAATCGGGCGGCAATTCTGGACGACCCCATCAAAGACCCCGAAGAAGCTCTCTCCGAGACATATCTTGATAAGCTGGACTTATTTATAGAGACTGTGCACAATACCCGCATAGACACGACATCCGATTGTGCCGAGATTATAATTCAGACACGCTGGTCATCTAAAGACCCGATTGGTCTGCGGAAGGACGACCCGTCGTGGCATAAATTTATCTTTCCTGCGTTTAATGAGGAGACGGGTAGGAGCGTCTGTGAAGCCATGATTTCTACGGATAAACTATTGGCAATCAAGCAGTCCTGGGAACGCAAGAACCTAAACTGGATGTTTCAGGCGCTATATCAGGGTGAACCTACCGACAGTGCCTTCGCTAAATTTAATTTTGACGAGCTTAATCGGTTTAGTATGTCTGACTTGGAAAAGCTGGGAACACCCGACGAAATCGTGGCGTGGTGCGATTATGCTAACAAGGGCTCCGATTATATGTCCTGTCCCTTCTGTTATCGTTACGGGACACGCAAATATATCGTGAGCGTGGTCTTTTCTAACGAGGACAGCATTAAATTAGAACAGCCGTTGCTGGAACGCATTGCTTACTTCAAGCCCGACGAGATGGTGTTTGAAAGTAACGCTGGCGGAATAGAGTTTGCCACTAATCTGGAGCGCAATAATAAGGCACTATTTGAGTTTCTCGGGCTGGAACTGGATTGTAGGTCTACCTCATCTAATAAAGAAATCAGGATTATGTTGCGGGTGGGTGAGATTAAAAACGACTGCTATTTCCTGGTTGATGAGGAGCAGGACGAACACTATCGGCGATTCATGACTAACCTGTCCAACTACGGCAAATATAAGTTTGGCAAGGACGATGCGCCTGACTCGCTGGCAGGTCTTCTGTCTATGATGTCGGACGCCTTTGAGGTTGAGGTGGACGGTATTGGAGCGGACACTAATATAGACAATTTTAGCTTACCCCGAATAATTAAAAATAAAATACTTGACATTAAAGATAATAATAATAATGATGAACCTGAACCTGAAAGTTATGATTCGGAAGTTGAAATTTTTTAGGAGATTTTAAGTTGGAAGATGTAAGGATTATATCAGAGAAGCCAGTCGGCGCTGACACGCTTGAAGCCGAAATAGATGGGGTTGACGAGATTTTTTTTGCGCCCGTGTCTAAATCAGTGACCCTGCCCAAGAGTTCTATAAGGATTGCGAGTGCGACGACGGTCAGGAATTATGGTTGTCTGTTGCCTCCCTATAATCCGAGCCAGATTTTGTCTTATAAGGCACTGGACGCCACATATCAGACCTGCTTAAATATTAAGACGGACACGACGGTTGGGCTGGGCTATTCGTTCGGATATAAGGACATTGATAGCAGGAAAGATATTGTTTCCTTCTTTAAGTCACCTAATCGTAACTTTGGCGATACCTTCACCTCTATTTTGAAGGGTCTTTACATGGATTTGGAGTTGTTTGATAATGCTTATTTGGAGTATGTCAAGAGTGGCAAGACCAAGTCCTTATATAATTTGCCTGCCAAGGACATGTATATCCGACCCAAGACGGACGGGCATGGTGCGAACCTGCGTGATATAGATAAGTATGTTTACATTCCCGACGGTGTAGTTGTTCCTGTGGAGTTTGAGCCGTATCCGACCACGGGCAAGACACGGGACGGCGTGCATTATTGCCTGCACTTGAAGCGTCCTTCGCAGGAAAACATGTATTATGGCAAGCCCGACACGGCGCATTTATTTGATTTAATCAAGCAATCATATTTAACCGACCAATATAATATCAACTTTTTTTCTAATGGTGGTCAACCTGCCTGGGCTGTCCTGATTACGGGTGGTAAGCTGTCCAAGAAGTCCTACGAAAAAATCAAGGAATTTATAGAGAATAATTTGAAGGGCGTGGCTAATGCGCACAAAATGCTCTTCTTGTCCGTGCCCAACGAGAAAGCCACCATCAAGCTCATTCCGCTCTCTAAATCTATAGATGAGCAATTTATCACGCTCAATGACAAAATCCAGTTCAAGATTGCCCTGAAGTGTCGGGTCAATCCCAAGTTGCTGGGTCTTTCGCAGGGCGGTAACTTCGGGGGCGGTTCGGCGGGCATTACTGACCTTAAACTATTTATGGAGACCGTATGTCAGCCCGAGCAGAATATTGTAGTAGAGTTTATTAACAAGTTTTTGGAGCTTGAGTTTGGTGTTAATTGTGAGTTTAACCTGCGCAGGATGAACATTTCCAACGAGAAGGACGACGCTATTATTGCCAACCTTTATTATAATATGGTGGATGCTTACGGTAATCGGGTGCTTTCTGTCAATGAGGTGCGTCGCATGTTCCTGCACCTGAAGCCGATTGACCTTGTAAACACGAGCCAGGACGAGAGCAGGACGGACAATTTGGAGGTTCAACCCAACATTAACGGTAACCTGCGCACGAGCGACAAATCAAATCTCGGGCTGGGTGATGGTGAGGCGACCAACAACCTTGACCCGAACAAAAACAATGACGAAAGCACACACATTACAAATCTGTAGAGGTTAAAATGGAAAGCGTGAAGAAAAAGCGTTTACTAAAAGATGTAACAATAACGCATGTGTCTTATGTCAAGCGTGGCGCAAATAAGAAGCAATTTTTTCTTGCTAAATCAACCTGCGACCATGCCGACATAGAGTTTCCCGTCAGAATTATCACAAAGCAGGACGACAATCCCGAGAAAAAACTACTGTATGGGGTTGTTTACGAGCCTGACTTTGAAGATACTGACGGCGATTATATGACCAGCGACGAGATTGAAAAAACTGCGCACGAGTTTTTGCAGTATTATCGCAACATTGATACCGAGCACAACCTGCTTGCGGGTGCGGGTGCGGTTGTGGAAAGCTACATAGCTCCCGTGGACTTTATAATTGGCAAAGAAAAAATCAAGGCAGGTAGTTGGGTCTTGGTTTCTCGTGCCAGTGACGAAAACTGGGAAGCATGGAAGAAAGGCGAAATTACGGGCTATTCAATGTTTGGTATTTCTCGCTCAACTCGGGCAGAAAAAGGAGAAAAAACAATGAAATCGTGGATTAAGAGGGTGCTTGATAGTTTGAACCTTTCCAAGAACTTTGATGAGGCGATGGATAATGTATTGACTGAAATGTCTGTCAATCCGAGCTTCATTGTTGATATTATGCAGGAGGACTTCTTTAATAATGTAGCGTGGGATTCAGCGACCGAGGAACAACTTAAGGTTCTGTCGGATTCAATGAAGTCAGCCACTGACTATATTGATAAAAAGATTGCGTCTCTTAAAAGTTCTGAAGGTTCTCAACCTGCTGGGTCGGAAGATGTTAATACGGACACCGAACCTGCGCCTGCACTGGAGAAGACGGAAGCGTCCGAACCCGAACCTGACCTGCCCGATGTGGCAGAAATTGTGAAGAGCATGGAAAGCAAGTTCCTGCAGTCCTTGACTGAAATGGAAAAAAAGTTCAATAATAAGATTGACGAAATTAGTAAATCGCTTTCCGAGACAAACGAAAAACTTAACGAAAACCTGACCAATTCCGCAGTGTCTGTGCCGCAACCTGTCAGGGAAGCGAGCCCTGATATTCGTGGAAAAGGTCTCGTATAGGAGAAAACAAAATGGCTAATAAAATAGTAGTTGATGCGAAGGATGCATTAAATTTAGTGACAATGTTCAAAGAAACATTGGAGAAGGGCATTGTCAATCCTGACAAGCCGAAGAAGGCAGTTAGCGGGATGGCTGCCTATTTGCTGACCAAATATTGTGGTTATCAGATTACCGACCCGACGGGTGCTTTGCTGGAAAAGAGCGAGCTGGACGAGATAACGCTGGACTTTACTCGGGGGCGCACGCTGACCGAAGAAGAAGCCGAAATTGCTATCCAGTATATTTATGACATGAACCCGTATCTGTCTTTATTTAATACCCGCATTGTTAATAAGCTGGTTGTGCCCGTGAAGGGAACGGCTATCACGCAGAAGAACCTGATTTCTAACGAGCAGAATGGTGGGCAGGTTACCAACATCAATCGGCGTATTGTCCATAACTTTGGCGTGAACCTGTTTCTGCGTCACTGTCAGCTTCAGAAGGACATTCCCCTGCAAACCGTGATTGATAATTTGTATAATCCTGGCTGGGAACAGTCGGTGATTAACGATGTAGCAATAGCGCTGGGCAATGATATTCTCCTGCTCGCCATCAATGGGCTGGGCGGAAACTATGCCAGCACGGAGGACTTTTATGACCTGAACCTGGGCTTTAATAAAATGCTCCAGATTGCCGATGGCACAAATACTAATACCTATGGTGACATCAAAGTTAAGGGTTTCCTGGGACGCTACCTGACCCCGCACAAAGTGGACGCCAGTATGGCTGTTGGTGATACAAATTATAATGCTGCCAACCTGTTAGCGTTAATGCGCAAGATGTATAAAGCAATGCCACGCAGGTATCGTGATAATCCGAATAATGTGTTTTTAATGTCGCAGGCAGACCTTGACCTGTATGTGGATTCTCGCTCGGATATGACAACGCCGTCCAATGTTACTCGTGAGCAGGTATTAACGACTGGTCAGACACCCAAGTTTATGGGATGTGACCTGATTGCGGTGCCTGGCTGGATTGGCATTAATGAAACACATGAGTCAGACGCCACCCTATATGGTTCTATCGTGTTTGGTGACCCGAAGAACATGGACATTGCGACCGACAGCATGAGTTATAGAAAGAATACTGGCTACAATGCCCGGGCTGAATTGGGTCCTGCATTTGAGTATACTTATGACATGTATCTGGACTTTCAGTTAGCCAGAGCTGACAGCTTCGTGGTTGCGTTCAAGGATGCCCAGTGTTCTGCTCCTATCCTGTTATCTTCCGATGACGCCAAGGGCGGAGTAAATGGATATACTGATGTGTCGGGCACTTATACGCTTGCGGGCAGTTCAGGTCTTGCTATCCATGTCTGTTGCCCGAACGAGGGTGCGGTCGTGGTGTGTGCTACTGCTACTTTGGAAAGTGCGGATACATTAGCGGATGCTATGAGTGCTACTGGTGCTACTGTTATTCCTGAAAATGGTTCTTTTACAGTAAGTGCAACCGACGACTTTTATTTGCGTGCTTATCATCCTAATATGTTACCTTCTGATATGGTTACTTGTAGTGTAACTATCAGTTAGTAGTATAATGTTGCGGGAGTTAAGCAATGGAAAAGGCAAAGACAACTAAAAAGGCGACTGGCTCTGCGGGACAGGCACGGGCAACTAAACCCAATCTGACCAGTCCTGCGTCCAAACAGACAAGCAAAGCCAGTTCTGCGTCTAAATTAACTAATCCTGTTAATAAGCAGACGGCGAGCACGGTCTCTGCTCCTCAAAAGACGGTCAAGGTCTATATGAACTATTCCTACGGGATATATAGTGCTCATGTGCGTTATCGTCTGGACGAGGACACTGTCAAGACCCTGCCACCCGATTCTTTCATTATCATTAGTTCGCAATGAGCGCACCCATTGTTCACGAGGACATTATCAAAGCCAAGATGGTTCAGCTGGCAAATGTGACCACGCAGGCGCAGGACAGAATTAACTCGCAGATATTATCTAACGGTGCTCGTGACCTGCTGGAAGCGTTGGACACGGACGCCTATCAGGACTATGTTAACAAGCTCAACACCTTTGACGAGGACACTTATGCGGAGTTTGACGGTCTGTCTTTTGACAGTTTAGACCGTGACCAAAAGTGCCTGCGTAACCTGATTTATGCGGAATCATATTTCAGCTTATATTATTTGGCGATTGCTTTGAAGAAGCTGGTCAAGGGTGCCGTCAACACGACCCGTGATATGGCGGGCGGGGCGACCCTCGTGTCGGCTCCATTTGACGACATCATTGCCAATGCTGACAATTATCGGGACTTGGCTAACCAGTGCGTCAGTTTTGCTACGGCGGGAATAATCAGCGACCCTGCCAGCATTTACACGCAGGGTCAGTTTGGAGTGTTTGTGGTATGAATTCCAGTGGTTTTCTGAAGATGCACGAGGATTTAGCGGACGAGCTGGAAGCCAGGTTCCCGAACTATGCGGTCGTCAGGAGCGAGGCAGAGCTGGCGATGGGAAGTTTTCCTGCGATTGGATTATTTCTCGGGTTGAGTGAGCATCAGAAGAATGTGCGTGCTTATGCGCCCATCTCTTATTCGTATATTCTGTCCGCCTTTGATGTTTATGACTTTGATAGTCCGACCGACTTATTAGCAAAACAGCAGGTGATGTTTGACCTGCTGGAAAATGTAATCACAACCATGTCTTGGACAGTCCTGACCGATATTGAGCCTGCCGTGTCTGTAGGAATAGACGCAGGCACCTTTATCACGGGCTGGATGACAACAATAACTTTTAATGCCCCCTGATTGAGGTGGGCAACAAGGAGAAAATAAAATGGCAAAAGTAATTTATGGAACTGACGGGATTAAACAGAAGGATTATCATGTCTATGTTGGTCTTTCTAATAATGCGACCCTTCAAACAGCAATAGGAACTTATAATGCTTCACCAAGTAAGACCAACCTGCAGGCATTGATTGATGTGGCGGGTGGTCAGGACGCAACCAAGCTACAGGAGCTGGGTGAGTGTCGGGCTGATTCGATTGACCTCGGCATTGAAGATGGTGACACGGTTGACGGCAATATACTGGGCAAGATTGTCCTGAATAAGGCGGGCAAATTTACAGCCGAGCTTATCAATGCCACGCCTGCCAATATTGCGGCGCTTGAGTTGCTGGATGGTCAGTCCTGCACCGTGCTTTTATTGGAGCGTGACTCGCACACGGCGTCCAGTCATGTTTATAAGACCGCCATCCTGATGAATGAGTTCAATCTTTCCTATTCTGAAAAGGTGACAGGAAGCGATTCCATTCGGTCTACTATTAACATAGAGAAGAATGTTCCGAGCCCGAGCGCATTTCGTAGTATTCGTGACATCCAGTGGGATTGATGGTTCGGCTGGAGGTAACGGATGTCTAAAGTAAATTATGGGTTAGATGGAATCCGTCAGCGGGATTATCGTGTCTGGATTAACTTTGAGGATATGAAGGAAGCAGATGGAGAGCTGGACTTTATCACGGCGGTAGATGCGATGGGTAATTTGTATGAATTTATACATGAAAACCCGATTGATTATAAAGAAATATTTGTTGCTCTTAATGCTCTCAAGGGTTGTATGTATCATGTCGGAGAAATGCGGGCTGACTCGGTTGAGTTATCTGTAGAGGATGGCGATTCGGTAGAAGGCAACGAGGTTGGCAAGATTGTCCTTGGCAAGACGGGCAAGTTTGCGACCGAGCTCATCAATTCTACGCCTGATATTATTAGCTGGCTTGCTTTGCGTGATACGAAGGAATGTATCATCATGCTGGAAGAGCTGAACCCGACCCGCTTTAAGAGTTATGATGGTGCAATGTTGGAGACGCACGAGATTATTTTAATTGGTAATGTGCCCGCAATGGCAGAAGGTCTCACAGACAATGTTGGGGTTGCTTTCAATTATGCGGACAAGGTTGTTGGTAAGGATATAGTCATTTCCACGCTTTCTGTAGAAAAGACCGTGCCGACGGCAAGTGCGTTTCGTCAGATAATGGATGTAAATTATGAAGAACCAGCTGGTGCACCGTCAATTGCAACATTAGAAATTGTAACTGATAATATTAATATTGAATGGTATTGGAATGGTGAAGAAGGAATTGCTGATGGATATAGATTGGAGTTCTCTTTTAATGAGAGTTTTGAGGATTTGCATCATTCACATGACATCGATAATATTAATGAATGTGATTATTTCTTCCCAGTCCCTTCTCAAAAAGGAACCTTATATGCTCGTATGTCTGCTATCAAGAATGGTGTCCAGAAATCTGTCTATAGTAATGTTGAAGAAATAGAAATAATATAATAATTAAATTAAAAAGTAATATTTATAATTAAACAATTAAATTGGAAACGGACGGGGGTTAGATTGTGACAGGTTTAGCCCCCGCTCGTCGTTTGAGGCAAAGATGAAGCAGGACATCCTGACCATATCACGAGTAATGCGGGCGCTGGTTGAGGCAGGATTTAGCGACAATATCAACATAGGTGACCCCGTGACTATGGCGATGTTAATGCAGTCCATTGATGAACCTGCCCTGATAGATAAACTCTACAATCTCATTTTAGAGCAGGACGATATTCGTGAGCCCGCCACCATCATGTCCTTTCTGCTGGAAATTAAGCTGGAGTTGGACGCCTTCAATCAGGAAATAGACAGGCGCAAACAGCACGCAATTAAGCTGGGCATTTATGTAGAAGACACGCCCGAGGAGCTACAAGCCAAGCAAGCCGAGATGAAGAACTATTATGTGTCCGACATCTATCTTGCCAACTATCGGACGCTCTGCAAGGAAGGCATAGACCCCGAGCGCCTGAACCTATACGAAGCAATGATACTGGTAGAGGACATCGTGTGCGCTGAACTCAACAAAGCCAGCTCCGAACTGCTGTCTCTCATCAGTGCTGACAATCCTGCCTTCTGCGAGCGAGTGCAGTCGGTTATCAAATATGCCAACTTTTATTCCTTTGCACTTGACATTTATAATGATGTAGATAAAGCATATCAGGAGATAGATAAGAAAAGGAATTCTAAAAAATAATGGTAATTTCTAATAACTACCGACTAAACATTGTAGACCTGATAAACAATATAGAGGCCAACTCTATTTTGTGGGAGAAGGACATTGTAGACGAGTTTGTCAACTTTGTCAACAATGACCCGAACATAATAATGATGGTCAAGGGTTTGCTTATCAATCGGCTCAAATATTCTACGGGCAGGTTATATAATTCTATTTTCTTGCAGGCGACGCCGGGCAGGGCGGGTGGCACGACCAGAGCTACTGCCTACCATAATGTCAACATTCGGCTCGTCATAGACAGTGACGACGAGAGTTTGGTGAATGCGTTGCTGGGCGAGAAGGAACTGATGTCACGCCCGCAAGCCAAGCCCCCGACTATTTTAGAGCTGACCAGGTGGGTCAGGGGTAAGCGTCGTTTTTTTGACAAGCCGATACAGGCAATAAAAGACCGTCAGAAAGATGTGGTCAGGGCGTTGCTTCAGCGTCAGCGCAGGATTTTGATGAGTGGCGAGGAAATGGAAGAAGGTACGGCGGGTAAATTGAACCTGCCCAGCAAAGAAGAGACCCGTGACCCTATATATGAGCTGGCTAAAATTATTAAAGGACGCATGCTCCGACGCATTGAGAAGGGACTGCCACTGACGAAGGGAAGCGAGTATGTGTTTTTGGGCAATTATCCCGCTTATGAGGGTTCGGTGGGTGCGTCCAGTTTTGCGCCCCGCTATCGTGTTATGAATACTCCGCTCCTTACCATAAAGAAGCGCAAGTCGCTCGTGGGTGATATCAATGTCCTTATAGGCAAGATGATTGACAATTATTATCAGGACTTAATTAAGAAATATATAAAGAAAGGTCTGGCGGGTGAGCTGGCACAACCTGTCACGGGCAAGCCGTCCACAACGCAGGTCGCAGGCGTCACGGTCTCGGGTCAGCTTCGGTCGCTGTCCAGAAATGTGACGGGCTCTATCGTGCAAAAGACGATGTCTTTAATCAATAAAGCGTCCGAGATTGTAGAAGAGTCGCCCGGCAGTAATCGGACGAAGGCAAAGGCGGCATGGCTGAAGGAAGGACGAGCAATGATTATGTCTACCGTGGACGACTTGTTTGCCGCAATGGACAAGGAAGCTAACAAGGAAAATGCGGAGGTCTTTCGTGCCCTGAAACAAGCTCGTGAGCGGCTCTTGACTATTAAGGCATTCGTTCCCCCGCCCGTCAAGCGGAGAGCCAGACGATTTAAGAGAAGGTAAAGATGGCAAAAGACAAAAACACTATAGACCTCGGTTATGATATCAATATAGATGTCAAAGGTCTGAAAAAGTTAAGTGCCGACCTGAGCAAGTTAAAGGACGGAAACAAGGCATTATCCACGCTGGCGTCCCTGATTGGTGGGCTGGAGGCGATTGCAGAGGAAATCAAGTATCTGGCTAAATCAGGACTGGAAGGAGACGCTAAACGCATTGCAAGTCAGGTCAAGCAAATATCCGATTCTATTGCTGGTCTAAAAATTCCAGGCATTTCTAAAACTACTTCCAGGCCTGCTGGCAAGGTTAGTATTGAAAGAGAAAAGTCAGCCATCCTGAGTAGTTCTGATAAATATATTAAAACACCCCAATGGGATATAGAAAAAGAGGCACGCAAGCGGGCGACGACCGTCACGACTGCCGAGGTGCAGGCGTCTATTAAACAGCAGGAAGAGAAGTTGCGACTTGCGCAGGAAGAGCTGACGGTCGCTCGTGAGCTGGTCAAGCTGGATAAGACGCACGCCGATGTCCAGCGAGACAAGTCCAAACTCAATGTAGCGCAGGAAAAGGTCAGGTTAAGTCAGACCGAGCTTGACACGCAGAAAGCAGTCCTGAATGTCCTGACCGAGCAGGAGCGTTTACAGAAGGCGGGACAGTTAAAAGCAATTGCTGACCAGATAAGGTTGGCGGGGTCAGCGACGGGCATTTCTGTGTCAGGTAGCGTCACTGAAATGAAGGCACGCAAGACCGCTTTAGAGCAGGAAATAAAAGCTAACGGTGTCCTGATTAACCAAGCTAAAGAAAAAGCGATGCTGGCATCCAAGGATGACTTTGAAGCCGAGAAGCAGAAGTATGCGGTTTTAGTGTCCGAGACCCGTGCCAAGCAAGCAGAGCTGGAAGCACTGAAGCAGGCAATCCCCGTCAAACAGCGGGAGAGTTTACTTATTGAAAAAGACAATCAGGAGCTGAAACACAAACAAAAGCTGACCGAGACGGTGCACGATACAAATAAGAAGAATAACCTGACCGTGCAGGAAGAGCTGGCTTCTATTAAGCAGGTCAATAAACAGCTTGCCAGCATGCCAGAAAACCTGCGTGAGGCGGCGGCTGAGAGGTTTGCTCGTGCCCTGCAGGACGCTGGTATCAATGCGGTCAGGGTCGGCAATCATTTGGAACGAGCAGGTCAGGCAACAGAAAAAACACAAAGCGGGCTACTCGTCCTTTGTAAACGCCTGAAGGACGCCACGCTTCAGATGTTTTCCATTCAGAAATTGGCACAGCGTATTTCCTTCGTGATTACGGCTGTTCTTTCTTATAGAGTATTTGATTATGTTAAGGATGGCATTCGTTCTATTATTACTACTAATGCCGAGTTTCAGGACGAGATGTCCAAGACCTATGCTATTATGGATGACCGCTCGGAAGAAGCCAAACAGAAATTATCCGAGCAGGTGCGGGAGCTGGCTAAACAGTATCGTATTTCTATGCAGGAAGCGGCGGACGGTATTTATGAGGTAATCTCGGCACAGGTCTCGTTAAAGGATTCGGCTCAGGTCTTAGAAGCGGCAATGAAGCTGGCGGTGGGCGGGTTTTCTGACCTGAAAGATGCTACACTGTCATTGGTGCAATTATTGAATGCCTACGATTTAGAGATGACCAAGGCGGCGCATGTGGCGGATGTGGTATTTGAGACGACCCGCTTGGGCATTTTGACGACCCAGCAATATGCGACGCAGATGTCCAAGCTGGGTTCTACGGCGTCCATGTTTGGTATTAGTATTGAGGAAATATCGGCGGCAATCTCGGTCATGACCCGCAATGGTGTGCAGGTTGAGCAGGCATTTACGGCGCTTAATCAGTTGCTCCTGACTATAGCCAATCCGACCGAAGAAGCCAAGCGCACGATGGAAGCTTATGGTGTCACGCTGGACTTGAATACGGTCAGGGCGAAGGGATTAGTTAATGCGTTGTTGGGACTGGGCGGTATCCTGCAGTCCGAGGAGGCAATGACTAATTTAGTCAAGTCACGCACGGGCGCTAAAGCGATGTTCTCGCTGGTTCAGAATGCGGAGGAATATGCGAGTGACCTGGCAAAGATGTATGACAGTGAGGGTGCGGCGTCCGAGGCGGCGAACGAGCGTCTAAATACTACGGCTTCCCTGCTTCAGCGGCTCAAGGTTTTGGTGCGTGACATTACCATCAACATTGGTTCGTCATTAGACCCCGTGTTGCGCAAGGTGCTGGGATTTCTGAATAGCTCATTGAAGCTGGCTAATGACGGATTTTGGGTCTTAAAAGCGGTTGTAAACGGGCTCATTTTGCAGTTGGCGGTCACAAAAACACCCAAGCTACTAATAAATATGAGCACCCTTTTATTTAAAATGATTCCGTCCGTTAAGGACTTGATTGCGGGGTTCAAGACGCTCATCGGCATAATGCAAAATCCCGTCAAAGACATGAAGAAGGTCATTGATAATTTAAAAACAGGACTGGAAGCCGCAAAATCAAGTGGTGTGTCGGCAGGAAAAGCGATATCGGCAGCATGGTCGGGTGCAACATCGGCTATATCGGGACTTATCTTTTTGGTGACGCAACTCATCAGCTGGCTTGGTCAGCTTGCCCAGAAAGCTCGTGAGGCACGCATAGATGAGGCGCTGGGTTCAAAAGATATACAGGCAAAAATTGAAAAAATAAATAATCAGATAAGTATAATGGACAGTAAGCTCTCCAGTATGGAGGGCATTTATAAAATGACTAAACAGGCGGACGAGCTTTATAAGTCGCTGGGCAATGATGTCAAGCAGGTAGAGAATTTTAATAAGTTTCAGGAAAAGACGGTTGAAGCCGTTAATAGGGTGCTGGGCACACAGCTGAAGGCGTCCGAGGTGCGTGGGAAGCTGGGCGAGCTTGAAGAAAAAATGCAGTTGCGTTATATTGAACTGCAGAAGGAGAAGATACGATTAACCGTTGAGCTTCAGAGGCAGGAGCAGATAGCCACGACCTCCGCACTACTGAAGGAGATGAGCAAGTCCAGACCTGGGAGTGTATTTACTCGTGGTTATGTGTCACGCATAACATTAAAAAATGTATTAACAGAATATGGTTTTGCTGATATTTGGTGGTTAGGGATACAAAATAAATTACTTGAATTAAGTAAGGATATGAGGGGCATAACGGAAAAGTCCACGCAATCAACTATACAAGCGATGAAAAACCGCATTGATGATATAGAAAAAGACATAGAAAGTGGTGCGGAAAGATGGGCTAAAGACAAGATTATTAGCGGTAAAGCTAACGAGTTATTAACTCAATTAGTGGGCTGGGAATTGTTCCTGCAACAGGTAGAAGAAAATCAGTTGACACTTGCTACTGGGCTTGAAAGCTTAAAAGTACCAGACCTATCAGATGAAATAAAAGATATAACGGCTGGTGCTGGCGAATTACAGGACAAATTATTAGAGGTATTAGATAAATATACAGACCTGTTTCGTGGATTTGGTGTTGAGTTTGATAGTTCGTCAGCCGAGAAGTTGCGAGATGTAAAAGAAGCTGTTGATAAAATAAGAAAGGATGTCAATAATCTCCCGATTAGTCAGGATTTAATAGACACGCTCAACACATTTGGTGAGTTTGTTGTCCAGTTTGGCGAGGTCAATGAGCTCCTGCGCAAGAAGGGTCGCAGTTTTGAGGGTATTGTCAGTAATATAGCGGACATGCGCAAGTTGCTGGATAGTATTTCGCAGACGGAATTATCTGGCTATATAGAGATGTTGCGGGCGACGGGCGTTCCCGAGTTGCGGGCGCTGGCGGATGATTTATCCGATAATGTATCGGAGCTTATAGAAAATCTAACGGCGCAGGTAGACGCTTATTTAGATAAGGAAGTAATGAACCTTATCAGGAAGGCGCCGACGGAGGAAGCTAAAGTAGAATTGTCCAGACGGGTGCTGGAGCTTAATGCTGTCCTGTATGAGAAGGTCTTGGGTGCGTCGCTGGACGAGCTGGAAAAGATTGTTGAGGATGAGAAGACACCCGAGTCGTCCAAGGTCTATATCAAGCACGCAATAGAAGTAAAACGCAAGAATATAGCAGACGGTCTGCGGGCTATGGCGGGCGAGTATGGCGGACTGCTGACCGACTTGGAAGACAATATCAAGGACATTGAGACGGTCATGAAATACATGCGTGACAGGATTTTGAAGATGGGCGGGTCGGTTGATTTAGTTGAGGATTTATTTAAGGCGTATGCGGCTGGTGATACGGAAGCTATTGATAAATTTTTCAAGAGCGTGCAGGCGGGCAAATATCCTACCATCAAGATACCTGTGACCCAGACACCCGAGGAGTTTCAGAAGAATATTGAGGCGGTCTTCAAGGAACCGCTGGAAGGGGCGGGTTATTTCCAGATGACGCCCGAGCAACAGCGTCAGCTTATATATCAATTATTAGGAATAGAGCCAGGCAAGGTGCCGTTTGCCGATTTATTTAAGAAGAGCGAGGTGACGGGCAAACCTGCCGTGAGCAAGGGTGAGCTGGCGGATTTTGCTAAAAGTCAGCTCGGCTTGGACGAGGCAATGACGCTGGAGCAGGCATTCAATCTTGCCCAGTCCAAGATTATAGATGTGTCGTCCGAAGCATGGAGATTATATTGGGATAATCGGGTCAAGATGGCCGAGGAAGCTCGTGACCGTTTATTGAAGAACGAAGAAGAGTATATGCAGAAAATGAAAGACCAGAATGATATAATGTTAGCGAACGAGAATATATCGGCTGACCAGAGGGCGGCGCTGGCTCGTCGGTTAGAGGAACAGCAACGCAAGTCGGAGGAACGCAAGCAGGAAATACAGGAACAATACGACAAAAAGGCGTCCAAGCTCAAGCAACAGCAGGCCGAGTGGGAGCTGGGCATTAGTTTTGCTAAATCGGTTGCTGAGATTTGGGCACGAGAGCTTTCCAGTAAGGGTGCGCTCGGGTTTGCGTCTGCGGCGACCCTGACGAGTTTCCTGACTGCCATGTTTGCCGCACAAATGGTGCTGATTAGAAAGCAGTCATTTGCGGCTGGTGGTTATACGGGCAAGGGTATTGGTGCAGTTGATGAGACGGGACAGAGGCCTGCGGGTATCGTGCATGCGGGTGAGATTGTCTTTCCGAAGGATGTAGTTGACCGTAATTATTCCGAGCTGATGGGGATGTATACAGCTTTGAAGGCGGGAGAAGATTTTGGCTCGTTTGTGATGAAGCATTTATTGCGTGGCTCACGACCTGCGTTTGTGGCTCGTAGCGGTTCGGGATTATATGCGAATGGTGGATATGTTGGGCGTGCGTCGCTGGCAGTTTCGGAGCCAGTCGTGGTGGACATTAACTTGTCGGGCGCCCGTGTCATTGACGACATAGAACTGCACAAACGAGTTGAGATTGGCGGCAGGAAGCGCAGGTATATTGTTAATGGATAGGGACAAGAGATGAGTAGAATAGCATTATCTTTAACGGACGAGAATGGTGTCAATATTGTTGACCCGACCGTCCTGACCGACGCAGTTCCGATGGAAGGACTGTCCATAGATGATGACCAGATTGTTGGTTTAGACAATTTTCAAGTAGAAGCCAAGCGTGCAAAAGTAACGGTTAGGTTATTGAATAAGAATGTTAACTTTAATAATACTTTGAAGTCATATTTAACTAATCCTGACTTTTTAGTGCCGACCATTCCTGCCGTTAAGGAGAATTTTGATTGTTTACTTATAGACCATGCACGCATGATGTCTATTTTTAGTGAGAAGAAGTTGTTTGCCCGTCATTTTAGCGGGCTGACCCAGAGTTGGGACGAGGATGCTGGTCAGGGTGATTTATACAGTCAGTCGGCAATGATGGTGGGTATATTTTATCAGGTCTTGATAACGATAATGCACGGGTGCTCAACTAACGGGATAGGGACGACCTTCTCGCTGGAGCCGATGGATACTATTTGTTCAATGTTTCTCAAGATGTGTTGTCTCAATGCTCCTGGCACTGTTTATAATGAAGCCAACCTGCCTGCGATAGTGGTGCAATACTTGAACAGTATAAAGTCAGGTTACGGCGATATCACGGACAATGGTCAAAATGTTTTTGTCAATTTTCTCAAATATCCCTGGTTTTATAGATTGCTTGATTATGCGGGTTATTATAATATTGAGCAGGCAATTAACGGTTTTGCCGACCATCTGGTGCGTGATAATGCGAATGTCACACGCTTTTGTGTTCAGACGGCTGGAGATGACTGGGAATGGATAAATAAATCGGATATACCCGACTATTCTAATATAACGGATGTAAGCTACGGTAGTTGTGTTGCGCTGGCTTTATATTTGTCGTCTATTATTCAATATGACCTGTTTCGTCAGCTTCAGACGATTTATTTTAATAGTAATCAGGATATTTCTTTGTGCACGATAAATCGTTATAGTGCGGGCATACAGGAAGCATTTAATTTTTGTCGTATAGGAACTTTCGTGCCTTTTTATAAAGTTCCGCAGGTCGTGCTGTCGGGCAATATTTACAGCGATAATTTGGTGCCTGCGAATGTTGTGGCGCACACGAGCAGTAACGGAACCATATATGTTTCCAATAAAAACAGGATACTGGACGGGCTGGCGACGATTGCTACGCCTATATCGTTTTGCAAGAAGGACTTTGGAGTGGCGGGCATACAGTTTGGCAAGACGCAGGTCAGGACAGAGACCGAGACGACCGAGTCAGGTATACCCGTCGTGTCGGACATGACCAGTGTCCCGACCGACAGTTTATTTGTGCCTGTAGAGCGCAAGTTTCGTATAAGAGCTCTGACCCAAGAACAGATAGATAAGGGTCAACCGCTCCTTTATGTGCCTGGCACTAACCTGACCAGTCAGTCATATAAGTTCTTTTTAGATGACCCTAACACATTTGAGTTATTTGCAGACGAGAGGTCGGAAAGCATTTTGAAGACGGGTGGCTGGTATAGTGAAAGTAACTGGATGTATTTCAATAACATCTATGTAATGGAGGAATTGCTGGACGAGACGGACGACACACATGTTGACAATATCCCTCTGTTTGATATAGAGACAGGCGAGGCGGTTGATAATTTCGGGCTTTACATCTATCGTGACTATTTTGATAAATTTTATAGCAAAGAGAAGTCGGGTCTGCTTAATATTTATCTCAGGGTCAACATTGACGATACGCTATTATTTACGGGCATTATTGATTTTTCAACGGTGCAGGTAGAGAAGCAGTCGGTGTCGTTTGAGGCGATTGATGGCGTGGGCGTCCTGATAGATAATCTGGAAAAGATGGATGGTTTTCTTGCTTTCTCGCAATTTGATATGGGCGACTATATTGCGGCAGACAAGCGGGCAGGCATGACACTGCGCACCTTTTTAGAGACGGTCATTCGCACCCCGTTTCCTTACAGGACGAGGTTCGCTAATCCTGCTTTTACTATTCCCGACGGCGTGGACGGACTGGACAATAAAATATTGCAGGACATTTCTGCTTCGGACGCTTTTATGATGGCTGTTCAGTGTTGTAAGCGCCTGCTGTTTGCGGACGCCGAGGGCAGGATTGATTTTGCCGACATAGCGGACAGCGAATGTAAGACCATTGATGGCGAGATATTGTCCATCAGTGAAAAATACGAGCTGGACAGGGAAGTATTTAATGCGGACAAGCTCAAGTATATTGCGGGCTACAATCGGTTCGTGCCCAGCATTGTGTCTTACTATATGCGGTTGCGTGAGCTTGCCGTGAAAGAGCTGAACATACAGGTCTATAATCAGCAGGAAGAAATTAAAATACTTGACAATATAGAAATAAATAACGAAGTGTATATCGTGACTGGTAAGAACTTTCTGTTTAGGAGACGATGATGCCCGCTAATTATACGGCCTTTAATGGCGACGCAGGAATGATAACAGTAAAGCTGTTTCGGCGCAGTGATAATGTACAGGTTGGCACGACAGGCCTGCGCATTTATAATTTTGGCTTTAATGAAGAGGACGAAGAGTCGGAATCTAACGAAATTTTTACCAACATCAATGACAAACTAATCAAGGACTTTTATGGTTATCGGAAGCGCATTAACTTTAGTTTAGTGAATGCGGCTAATGTTCCCTCGCCTACCTCGTCAACTAATGCTTCTATGATAAAGGCGTTCATTAGTTGCATAAACCTGATAAATGCGCACCCGCTTGAGTATCGCATGCAAATACAGTATCGTGCCAATAATCAGTATGGAATAATAATGGACGCTATTTGCGTGGGCAACTTCAAGCTTAAAGAATTGAAGGAAGACGCCAATGTGGCGCAGGTCATGAACTTTGAGTTTGTATCTGCCTGCGTGCAGGAGCCAATAAATCTTGGTTATGCTGGCGTTGGAACCCGCATTTTATTAGAGGATGAGACGGGCGTGATTATAACCGAGATGAACGATGGTGGCGCCATTACCTGCGAGACGGAGATAGATTTTGTTCTCTAAAAAATATAGCGCTCGTTTATATAACATAATATTTATATATTATATAATAGATAGATATATATATATATAAGAAATAAAGATATATATATAATAAATAAATATATATATATAAACAATAAAGATAAAACGGGAGATAGAAATGGCAGAAGATAAAAAGATAAGTCAGCTGGTAGAACGACTTCAGGCAGAGTTCAAGGGAAATTGGATGTTAGTAATAGCCGACACTGCTAATGCCACCAACTATAAAATCAAGCTTGCCGAAATTAAGGAGTATATTTTGGGTGTGGTTGGTGGTGAGGTCAGGTCTATAGGATTGAACGAGACAGGTTCTATGGTGACTACGCACGACCCTCAAGACATTACTAATAAAAATTTATCAAGTGTAAAAATTAATAATGTTCTTGTAGATAGTGAAGTAACGGGAGCACAGCTGAATTTGCTCAAAGGTCTGGATGTGAATGTTAAGACCGTGATTGATGGACTGAACGGGCGGGTCGGAAGCTTGGAAGCCAACACAAGCTCGCAGGACAGAATTCTATTAACTCGTTATTGTTATGATGACAGCTTTGCGACCGACCAGCTCTCCACAGAAAAATCCTACGCTATTGCCAACATTCTTGAAAAGTGCGGGTTAAACGGTTATAGTGTCCCAGTCGGCAAGTGTCAGGTTCAGTTACAAAAGAGAAGCATATCTAACAGTCGTGAATCCTCGCTCGTTTCGTCGGGCACGGAAAAGATTATCGTGATTGCGGATGATAATAATAATGTTGCCACTATCAAATTGGAAGGTCTGTCGTCACAGGTAACCTACAATATATCTATTAGTTTTAATGTGATTAGGTAATTATGTTACAGCTTTCCAGCTCGGAAAAGAAGTCGGCTACTGACCGTCAGCTCAGGCAGGTCTTGAGCGCCGTGTCCTTGCTCGCCTCCAAATCAGCAGAGCTGGAGTGCAGGTTAGAAAGCATAATTAACAGTAAAGAAGATTTAACCGAAACCAGCTATCAGGAGATAATTGCACAAATCCTGGCTTTAACTGACGCAGTTGCGGAGATTAACGAGCGTGGTCGGGTCTATGGTGCGGATATTTATATCCAAGCTGACGAGCCCGCTCAAGCCCAGGAAAACGACTGTTGGCTGGACTTAAGTATGTTAGGAGATTAAAATGAAGGAAAGAAGTTTTGACCAGAAGCAATTTCAGGCGTGTCCCGACGACTTTGACATTATTAAGGTCACGACATTTACGGCGGGAGCTAAACTAAAGAAGGACATGATTGTTTATATCGTGGCGGTTGATGCAGACAATAGTGGTCTGCCTGCAGGTTCTGTCCCGACCGCTACTATCCTGATTAAAGACGATATCGTTCTTAAGGGAAATGATAGTGTCAAGTTAGTGGGATACAGACGCAACTATTCGGCTATCCAGCTCGTGACTAAACCGACCTTTGCCAATGATGAGACGAGCGTGGTCGTGGCGGGTGTGGGCAAGAACATGTCCCTGTTCAATACTGTAGAACAGCCGATTTATGTGTTTGGTTACTTTAATCGGATACAAATTCCACCCACCTCTACCGACACGATTATTATTGCTTACAAATAATGGCTAATGTTAGTCCTGTCCTGAAGTTAGTCCTGCGCAGGATACCAAGAGCCGATGTTCCTGCGCTGGAAATTCCCGTGGTCACGGCTCTACCTGCCACATCTATGCAGGCGAACTCCTTTTACGCTAATTGGGAAGAAGCGCCTTCGGGATTTTTGTGCTATTTAACTGTAGCCAGAGACGCAGGATTTAATAATATCGTGCCTGGCTTTAATAGTAAGCTGGTGACGGGGTCTACCTGTTTAGTTGATAATTTAACCATGTCTGTAGGCACGACCTTCTATTATAAGTTAAGATGTAGCACGAACGGGATTATATTTGGCAAGTATAGTAACATTATATCGGTTCGGCTCGGCTATGCGGAGAGCGGGACGATAGAGGTGTTTTCAGACCCTGACTACCCTGACTATTCTTGGTGGATTTACACTTTCCACGAGGACGGGAGCTTCCGACTTATTGATAATATACCTTATCCCGAGAACATTATTACCGTCATGATTGGTGGCGGAGGTGGCGGAGGCGGTGTCGGCGCCGATACTAATAAACCCGGCGGAGGTGGTGCAAGTGGTGATTTTGTCGTGACGGGCGAGCCGGGTGGTTTTAGTCCTGTTGTAGGTGAGACATATAACATCCATATTGGCGCAGGTGGTGCGGGCGGTTTGGCTGGTCAGAGGGGTCAGGCAGGTCAGGATACTACAATACAAGGCGAGAACGGAACTTGGTCAGCTAAAGGTGGCAATGGTGGCGGTGCTGGATTGCCTGATTATGACGCTAATATATCTGATGGCGGGAATGAAGCTGGTCACTGTGGAGGCGGTGCAAGTAACGGACACGGCGGAGTAAATGCTAATTATCATGCAGGCGGTGACGGATACGAGAGCGGAAATGACCTGCGAGGTGGTGGTGGTGCAAGTGCTTCTACGAATGGTCATTCTGGTCTTTATTCGGGCAAGGGTGGCGAAGGATATAGTATGGGTGATGTAAATGAATTATTTGCGTTTATTATTGCGGGCGGTGGTGGCTCGGGTGGCAGGAATTTGGTTTCGTTCAATGAGGGTGGTAGTTTAGGTGGTGGTAATGGTGCAGGTAATGAATTTCCTGCGGGTGCTGGTCAGGATTATACGGGCGCAGGCGGGGGTGGCGGTTCTAATAGTTTCAGGACTGGCGGTCGTGGCGGGTGCGGTGCTGTTTATGTTGCAATATATGTGCATAACTAATAAAGAACTTGACATTTTATTACTTCTTTAATAAGAAGATAAATGAAGGAGAAAGATGATGGATACTACAATTTTTATGACGGGCATTAAAATGACTAAACTGATTTATTGTCATGGATGTTCGTTATTGGAAGACGGGGAGAGATAGAGATGGCTTACATTACAAAAATAGAGGTTTATCCGCAGATATTCTTTTATGATAAAGATTATTTGGATGAAAGATTAAATAATGTAGGAATAAAAGAAAATAAGGGCAGGTTCTTTGGAGCGATTATCAAAGAAGGGACGGCAACTTTTACGGACGCCGCAATCAACCCGCTTGCGCCCATTGATAACTATCTCAGGTTTGACATTTTTGCTGGTGAGAATTATAGTCCGTCCATTGACATTGACCTGATTTACCAGCAGTTTCTGGAAAAATTCTTGCTTCTGCCCGAGATACAGACAGCGATTGGTATCAATTATTACATATTAGACGATGTTGAAAGCGAGCATTGGAAAGAAATAAGAATTACGGGAATTGATGGTGAGTTGTTTTATGTTGTGCCTTCTCCGTCCAATATTAATGTCCTGCTACCTATCAGGGTCAGGTTCTTTTATCGGATTACTTACAAGTCGGGTGAGCAGGAAATATTATTGTCGTTTCCACAGCAAGCGAATGGTTTTTATGAGACGGTGCTCAATGCTGACCAGCCCTACCAGTTTTTGCCCGACACGGACAAAGAATATGCTCCCAACGAATGGCAGGTCTTTGATATTGATGGAGAAGAAATGTTTAGAGGCGAAGGAGAAAATCCGACCCCCTACAATATAACGGCAAATTCTAATGGTGCTTATGTATTATTAAAAGAAAGTATTATAGGTTGTTACGATAATGAGTTAATGCGTCAGAAAGCTATGGTAGACAGTCGTGTGTTTCTTGGGCAGACCGTTTTAGATGAGGTCAAGGCAGACAGTAGGTTGCCTGCGTCAATACAGGAATTGCTGATACATGACTGGACTTTTGCTTATCGTGATGAAGACCAGAAAACAACCACAGGTCAGAATGTTTACGATGTTAAAAGCAGTTTTATCAGGCGTCGGTGTTATTTTGTTCCTTACACGACTGGTGCGTCGGTTATTATGGCGAAATTTATTGATGCTCGCACCAGTGAGGAATATCCTATAAACGGTCTGGACAGGATTGCTTTGACCTTCAGTTCTGTGGAGCCGATGATAATAATGGACGACACTATTACTTCTTTATCGGATGTCATTCATTCCATTAAAGCCAAGATTGATTGTTCTGGGACTATAGAGGACTTTACGGCAGTTGAAAGAACGGTTAACCTGCATTTATATAAGTTAGATACTGGCGATAGATGGTCTACACAGAGCGTAACTAATCCACCCGAGCCAGTCACGATAGGCAATATAGAGCACGGCGGTAATAAAATTGACACGATTTTTGAGAGATTGAGCAGGGAAGATTTAGAAGAAATGTGCGGGCTTCCTGCGAACTCAACACACGCTTGGTTAGGCAATGTCGTGGTAAGTTATACGGGCACATTTAACGGCAATCCCCTGACGACGATAATGCAGAGTTTTGATTTTATGCTGGGCATAGATAAATGTATTTCTATTTCCGGAGCTTCTCTTGCTGTCTCAGGCGGAATATGGAGAAGCACGAGCTTGGAGGTGCTGATTAAAATGCCGAGCATAACTCCAGCTTTTATCAAGAACCGTATTTTGGGTGAGTTATTCATTCCTGTAAATGGTTTATTTTTGAGATATGCGGGCACGCTTGCAGGTCAGATTGTTGGGTCGGCGTCGCCTGCCCGATATTTCAAAGCACCTTCTGCGTCCGTATCTTATGGAACAAATGCAGCCAAGATTAGTTTTACGGGCAATAATGCGATTTATAATGCGATTGGCTCGCCTATAACTCTCGTGAACGGGACGGTATTTTTATTTGTCACGGTGCGTGACGGTCAGGCGAACGGCATAGATGTCCCATATAATGTAGAAATACCAGTCACGGGTGGTGACCTAAATTATACCGTATCTAATCCGCCCGATATTACTGAAGTTGACCCTAAAATAGAGACCTTAATTAGTCAGGTATAAAGGTTATAGTCGGACATGAAAGTTATAAGAAGGATGGTGGTTTCGGACGGCAAGGTTTATATTGTGCCCCGCATTAGGGTGAGGCGCAAGTATATAGACCTGCCCGTTGTCAGCGAGGAAAGCCATTATATTTGGAGATATTTAGCTGAAAAGATTTTTTGGCGTGGCAGGTGGCGAAAGTTGAATTATTATACAATAGTGTCGGAGCTGGACTATTACAGCATTTTGTCGGTTGGTCAGCGGTTGCATTTTGAGTTTTTTGTTTTCAGGCAGTTGGTGGCGTGATGTTTGCACATAAATATTGTTTTATGAATAATAGATATTATAATAAATTATATGGTCACATCTAAAGGAGAATAAAAATGAGACCTAAAAATGTTTGGAAGCACTTATCGGTGGGTATTGTCGTGGGATTTATAGCAGGCATTATAGTCCTGATATTCGGGTTACAACAAATTCAGTGGTTGATGGCGGTCGGTTTTACTTTTGCCACGATTGCTTGGGAGCTGGAGCAAAAAAGGAGAGCGACCTTTTGGAATTGGCTGGATGCGCTGGCTGACTTTCTGGCTGGTAATCTGGCTTTTTATGTTATATATATTTGTATTATTTAATTTAATATAGGATTTAGGATGTTTATTATTAAATATATCGTGCCTTTTAGATTGGGGGAATAATGATTGGAAAGCTTGGATTAGGTCTCGGTCTCGGTCTCGGAGCGCACTGGAAGGTGGACCCAGGCGAACTCCCTGCCGTCTTCACAGTCACCTCTGGCGACGGCACAAAATTCGTGCGTGTTCAAGTATCGGAAACAACAACTGTAACACCTGCTGGCGGCACAAGCATTAGAATAGGTACTACTGGAGAGTTCGTTACCACTCCGCTAA